ACTTGGAAAAGCAACAACGTGATTTGACAGCAAAATATCCCAACATTGATGAACTGGTGCGACGAGCTGAACTCAACCGAGATCCCGACTACGAAATGGCCGACGGTGAAGCCTACTATGCTGCTCGTGATGCTGAACAGAATTATCAGAAACTCCGACAAATACAACGTGTGATTCAAGGCTTGAATGAATCACTGCAAAGAACTCAGCCTTAGGACCGAGTCGGTATCCCCGACCGAAGTAAACGGATTCGCTACCTTTTTACTTAAACAGGGGATTTATCTCTTGACAACATGAATTTCTGTGTTATACTAGCATTTTAGGAGTATAACATGGATAACAAAACATTCAACGGCGATCAAAAATTGAAACTGACTCAGATCATCAATGAAGGTATGGCCGTGATGCACGAGATTGATACCTTGCAAGGCGGCTTGACCGATACCATCAAGGCCATTGCAGAAGAGTTGGAAATCAAACCGGCTGTGTTGAAAAAAGCCATTAGAGTGGCACACAAGGCCGAGTTTGGCAAGACCAAACAAGATCAAGAACTGTTGGAAACAATTCTTGAAACTGTGGGCAAGACATTATAAATATTGCTTTCAACAGCAACGAGTCGTTCACGTCACGAACATGTAGCAAGGCTATACCGGCCACAAACGGAGACAAATGAGTTATATTGACGCACTATTTGATCGTGAGCACGATCGTATTCATGTTGTAGAACGCCGAGACGGCAAACGGCAGTACAAGGAATATCCTGCCAATTATGTTTTCTATTACGACGACCCCCGGGGCAAGTTCCAAAGCATCTACGGCACACCAGTGTCAAGATTCAGCACACGCAACAACAAAGAGTTCCGCAGAGAAGTCCGCATGCATAGTGGCAAGCAACTTTATGAATCGGATATCAATCCCATCTTCCGGTGTCTCGAAGAGAACTACAAGGATCAAGATGCTCCAGAGATTCACACAGCCTTTTTTGACATTGAAGTAGACTTTGACAAGGTTCGTGGGTTCTCACCTGTGGAGGATCCGTTCAATGCTATCACTGCCATATCAGTGTATTTGAATTGGTTGGATCAACTAGTCACACTAGCGGTACCACCCAAGCACTTAAGCATGGCCACTGCACAAGAAATGGTCGCAGAGTTTGAAAACACCATATTGTTTGACAACGAAGCAGACATGTTGAAAATGTTCTTGGACCTGATTGATGACGCTGACGTACTCAGTGGCTGGAACTCAGAAGGCTATGACATACCCTACACCATTAACCGCATCACCAGAGTGCTGAGCAAGGATGATACACGCAAGTTTTGTTTGTGGGGACAGTTTCCCAAGAAGCGTGTGTTCGAACGCTTTGGCGCTGAGAATGAAACCTACGATTTGGTGGGTCGTGTGCATATGGACTATATGCAACTGTATCGCAAGTACACATATGAAGAACGCCATAGTTACAGCCTGGATGCCATTGCCGAATACGAACTGGGCGAGCGCAAGACGCAGTTTGAAGGCACACTGGATCAACTGTATAACCAACACTTCACAACGTTTATTCGATACAACAGGCAGGATACTGCACTATTAGACAAACTAGATAAAAAGTTACGCTTCTTGGAACTGGCCAGCGAACTGGCACATGCCAACACTGTGCTGTTACAGACCACCATGGGTGCTGTGGCAGTAACCGAACAAGCCATCATCAACGAAGCACATGAACGTGGAATGGTTGTGCCCAATCGCAAGCAACGCAACGACTCAGCAGACAATCAAGCCGCCGGTGCCTATGTGGCATACCCGCGCAAGGGCTTGCATGAGTGGGTAGGTTCAGTTGACATCAATTCATTGTATCCGTCAGCAATTCGTGCCATGAACATGGGACCAGAAACCATTGTGGGGCAACTGCGTCAGACTCAGACCAATCAGTACATTCGAGAACAAATGGCCCAGAACGGGGGCAAGTTTGCCGAAGCCTGGGAGGGCTTGTTTGCTGCCTTGGAATATACTTCGGTGATGAACAACGAGATTGGTACAGAGATCACCATTGACTGGGAGTCAGGCGAGGAGACCACACACAGCGCCGCAGAAGTTTGGAGTCTGATCTTTGATTCAAACCAGCCTTGGATACTCACAGCCAATGGTACAATCCTGAGTTACGAAAAGAAAGGTATCATTCCCGGCTTGTTGGAACGTTGGTATAGTGAACGCAAAGAGATGCAGGCCAAGAAAAAGACCGCAACAGACGCCAAGGAAGTTGCGTTCTGGGACAAGCGACAACTGGTCAAGAAAATTAACTTGAATTCATTGTATGGTGCTATTTTAAATCCTGGCTGCAGATTCTTTGACAAACGCATTGGACAGAGCACCACACTCACAGGACGTAGCATTGCCAAACACATGGATGCATACTTGAATGAATGTATCACTGGTGAATATGATCACGTGGGTGAGGCTGTTATCTATGGTGACACAGACTCCTGCTACTTCTCAGCATGGCCTGTATTGAAGAAAGAAGTAGAAGAAGGCCGTATGGCTTGGTCAAAAGAAATTTGTATCCAGTTATACGACAGCTTGGCAGACCAAGTCAATGAATCATTCCCAGGATTCATGGAACGTGCATTCCACTGCCCTAGAGACATGGGCGAGTTGATCAAAGCAGGCCGTGAAACAGTGGCGGACCGTGGATTGTTTATCACAAAGAAACGCTATGCAGTCAATGCCATTGACATTGAAAACGTGCGACTAGACGTCAACGGTCGGATTGGCAAAACCAAGGCCACTGGCCTGGACTTGAAACGTTCAGATACCCCCAAAGTTATTCAAGACTTCTTGCTAGAAATTCTAAATAAACTGCTGGCCGGTGCACAAAAGGACGAGTTGGTGGAACACATTCGCGCATTCAAGTACCAATTCATGGAACGTCCAGGTTGGGAAAAAGGATCACCCAAGCGGGTGAACAACTTGACCAATTATGCTGCTGAAGAAGTCAAGGCAGGCAAAGCCAACATGCCCGGGCATGTACGTGCTGCATTGAACTGGAACAACTTGCGAAGAATGAATTCAGACAACTACAGTATGCAAATCGTCGACGGCATGAAGACCATTGTGTGCAAACTCAAAAGCAACGCCCTAGGTTGGACATCAATTGGCTATCCCACAGACGAACAACGCTTGCCCACTTGGTTTACTGAATTGCCATTTGACAATGACGCCATGGAAGCCACTGTGGTAGACAAAAAAGTTGACAACTTGTTGGGTGTGTTGAACTGGGACTTGGCTTCGGCCACCAACACAGAAAATACATTTACTGCACTGTTCTCATTCGAATGAAACTCAGCGAACTTGTTGGCTACTTGAACTTGTTGGACAGTGTGAATCTCACAGCTGAACATGATCCATTGGCCAAAAAATTTTATGAAATCAATCACGTGGTGGCCAACCATGCAGTGCAAATCAGCGAACGCAGTCAGGCATTTTGTCACACTGTGGACCAAATCTCACAGCAATTTGTTCATGCACAACAGTCGTTGGATGAGTTGCGTTTGGCAGTGTGCGATCAAATTGCCACAGCAGAGATAGCACAGTATCAAACCAGCCAGTTGTTGTACGAACAAGAAATGATATTCGAAACCACAGACTACATTCTATCACGGCGCATGACCATTGATGCTGACAGTGCTATGACGTTGAAAGGTCGGGTGCTGCGATACACCGACTGGCGCACACCCGGAATGATTTTGCGACCAGCACAGGAAAAATTCATCGAAGATCTTGTGCCACTGGATCCTTTGTATCTAGTGGATCAACACAGTGATTTGTTGCAGCCTGCCATTGATGCTTTTAATCCGGGCTATCAGCGCAGACTACGACCCTACGTGATCAATGACTATGCTAACGATGACCCGTTGTGGCAACTGCCACGCGGTCAGTTTGGCTTTGTGTTGGCCTACAACTACTTCAACTACAAGCCCATTGCTGTGATGTGCAGATATCTGACCAGCTTGTTTGAGTGCCTGCGACCCGGTGGTGTGGCAATCTTTACTTTCAATGACTGCGACTGGGCGCATGGCGTGGCTTTGGCCGAAAGTAGTTTGATGACCTACACACCCGGCAAGATGATCCGGCAGCATTGCCACACCACCGGGTTTGAAATCACACACTATCAACGTGCCACAGGCAATGTGTGCTGGATGGAAATACGCCGACCTGGCGAAATTGAATCAATTAGAGGCGGCCAGAGCCTGGCCAAAATAGTTGCTAATCAATAAAAAAATCTATATAATCATACAACATAGGAGTATACATGAGAGATTATCTTAAAGACTTGGTAGAACACACACACGATCTTGGCTGCATTGACTTGATCAAAATCACCGGCGACGACAAAGGCACAGCCATTGTGGGCGTGGCAGAAGATTTGTCAGTAGTGTTGGAAGGCGAATTCAAAAATCCACACCCAGATTTTGTCGGCACGTTTGGCATGCCCAACTTGAACAAACTAAAAATCTTGTTGAACTTGCCGGAGTACCGAGAAA